AAGCTCTTTCAGCAAATCAAGAAGTCTTCCAGTGTCTGCAATGAGACCAACGATACTCGCCGCTGCATAAGATCCGAAAGCGGCGATCTCTGTTTTGTTGTCACTAAGCGTCGTCGCTAAATCTCTGAATGCAGGCACCAATTGTTTCACAAGAGGTCCACCTGCAGCAACCGTGATTTGATTCATGGATGAGCCGATGTCTGACAGATCTTCATCAAGTCCCGCTGTAGCGCGGGAGAGAGAGGAAAATCCACCGATCAATCGATCGATGAACACCTCGGCCTCCATGTTCATCTTTTGGAGCGCCTCAGTGTCTGCCGTGCCGAAAATATCTTTCATCACGGCGCGCACTTGAGGCACACGCTCGGCGATTTGGTTGATTTCTTCGGCACTTACTTTCCCCTTTGAGACGATTTGTGTGAGAGCGAGAATAACACCATCGAGATCCGATGCGCTGCCGCCCGCGAGAGAGAGAGTATTGCCCATCTCAACCAGCGAGCGCTTGGACAGGTCTGCGCTAAGTCCGACGCTTCTCAGCCGGATGTCTCCCCTGACAGCTTGCTCAAAATCGAGCCCTGGAAGACGACCGGCCTCACGCAATTCTTCCATACGCGCCGATGTAGCTGAAGCTGAGCCTTCAAGAACTTCCATCCCCCGTGTGAGACGATCAATCCCCACTGTCGCCACTAGAGCTTGACGACCCGCAAGAATCAAGGCCCCGCCGGCGACGAATCGACCGATTCCGCCGAAGAGATCGTTACCAAGTGTCTTGCCTTTGGCGCGAAGCTCACCCTTAAACCTGTCGAGATCCCCTTGAGCCTTCGCAAGAGATGCTTGATACTGGCTGATCTCCAAGCGGAGGGAGGCTTCAAGGGAGGCGGACATGGGACAGAATTAGAAAAAGCTGAAAGGCTGAAAGGCTGAAAGGCTGAAAGGCTAGCGGCGGCGGAGGCCGGTGGTATTGGCGAGCTTGTCAATGTAGGCTTTCCACATGCGGTCGAGGGCATCGGCGCGGCGGTTGATGGCCCACTGGACGCGGCGCTCGATATCGCGGACTTGGCGGGCGAATTTGACCTCATTGCCCATGGTGATTTCGAGCTTGGTGCCGGTGATGATGACTTTCAAATAGCCGGGAGCGGGGAGGGAGCCGACGCCGGTGGGGAGCTTGGCACCGAGGCGCTGCAGGCCTTCACGCCAGCCGGAGGCCATCCACCACACGTGGCCTTGCTCCTTCTTGATGTAGGCGGAGAGCGCGGTGGGGTCGGTGACGAAGTAGATGGCGTCGCGATTGTCGCGACGGCGGCGGCGGCTGCGGCCGGGAGGATTCCGGCGGTGGAGGGTGCCGTCGTCGAAGGGGCCGAAGGATTTCCCGGCGGCCTCCCGCAGGATGGCCTGCGCGGCGGTGTCGTCGTGCTGCTGATGGAGGAACCAAAAGGCGGAGGCTTTGGCGGGGGTGTGGATGGCCTCGTAGGCGTCCGACGGGGTGCCGTAGAGGGAGCGGATGTCGGCGGCGACTTTGTCGCGTCCCTGCTTCCCGGCGGCGCGGCCGGTGACACCGGCGGAGGCTGGGGGCGTGAACTTGGCGACGTTGGTGAAGATGATCTTGGCCTCTGCCTTCAGGAGATCGGGGAGGAGTTTTTTCGAGGAGGCCGCCATGCGCTGGAAGGCGAGGCTGTGGCGGTCTGAGGTGATCTCCATGAGGAGACTGGGGTGTCAAAAATGAAGTGCTTAGTGCTTAGTGATCAGAACGTCCGATGCAGCGAACAACGGCCTAGCCGTTGTCGCTGATCTTTGTTCATAAATCGACTTCGAATCCTTTGGTGCGGACGTCGTGGATGATGTGGCGGGTTTCGAGGAGGGCGCGGCCGGTGGTGCTGCGGGCGGGGTCTGGCCAGATGTAGGCGTGGCCTTGGAAGACGCCGTGGGCGTGGATGAGTGCGGTGGCATGGGCGAGGGTGATGTCGCCGTCGAGGCGTTCTTTTTGAGTGCTGCCAGGGAGCGCGGCGGCGAGGCAGACCTCAAACCATGCCCACTGCCCCGGCATGGCTAGTTTCCCGCCGGAACCTCCGCGCTGGCATGACGTGGAGGACGCGGAAGGACGAGGAACTGGCGGTGCTCGGTGCGCAGGAGCGCGGCGAGGCGCACGGCGGTGAGGAGGTCTTCGTCGGGGATGTTTTCGTCAGCCCATGCTTCGATGCTGCGGAGGAGCGCGGGCATGTCCTGCGCGGCCTGGAGACGGGCGGTGGCGGTGTCGTGATGGGCGAGCCAGAGCGTGCGCGCGGCGGCGGCTTGGAAGCGCGGCCATTCGATGTGCTCGTCGATGTTGAGGGTGCCGGCGGCTTCGGCGCTGCGGGCGAGGATGGCGCGGGTTTGCTCTTCGATGACGGCGAGGGCATCGAGCGAGGCGTCGATGTCCTGGAGGGCGTCGGGCTGGTCGCGCGCGGCGGCATCGAGCGCGAGCGCGAGGCGCTCACGGGTGACGTTCCAGGGCTGGAGTGGGGTGTTGTGGTAGAGGTGGGGGAGCATGGGGGAAAAGGCTGAAATGCTGAAAGGCTGAAAGGCTGAAAGGGGAACGGGGGAAGTGCTCAGTGCTGAGTGCTTAGTTGAGCTTCGAGCGCGGCCAGGCGGGCGGCTAGTGAGGCGAGAGGGTCTTCGAGGTTGGGGGTGCGCATGGCGGTGGCGAAGTTGTTCCAGCGCCATGCTATCTGGCCGTGCATCCAGTGTTGGCCGGCTTCGTGGATGGCGGTGTCGAGGGCTTCGAGATCGGCGGAGGGATGGAGGGAGATGCGGATGTTTGGGGTGCAGGTTTGACGGAGGAACTGCGTGTGCGTGCGCTCGTCGGGATCGATGCCGGCACGGCGGAACCCGCGTGCTTGCAGGCTGGTGACGACGTCGTCGCTGAAGCCGAGGGCGATGACGTCGGCGAACTCGGGCTCGGTCATGCGGAGGCCGTTGCGGGTTTGTTCGAGTTGGAGGGCGGAGGGCATGGTATGAAAAGCTGAAAGGCTGAGATGCTGAAAAGCTGAAATGAAAGGCAGTTCAGCGTTTCAGCGTTTCAGCTTTTAGTCGAGGGCGGAGGGGGCGCACTGGAGGTGGCGGCAGACGGCTTCGCCGACGTGGCCTTGGTAGTCGATGTCGATGATGGCTTGGCCGTCGGATTGATCGGCGCCGATGATGAGGGCGGGGCGGACTTTTTTGAAGGTGGACTTGATGAGGGCGCGGGCGGTGAGGACGTCGTAGCCGATGCAGAGGGGATGGAGGGGCTCGGTGTCCTCGAGGGCGAGGCGATAGGGATCGGTGCGCGTGGGGGCGCGCTGGGTGAGACGGGCGGCGTGGTAGCGGGTGAGGACTCCGGCGCTGTCGCGGATGGGCAGGCCGAGAGCGGGCACCTGGTAGCGGTGCGCGCCGTGCGGGCCGTCGATGCTGAGGACGGGGAAGCCGAGGGGGACAAGGGCGGCGGTGAGGGCGAGGTCGGTGAGTGGGTAAGAGGTGAGAGGTGAGAGGTGAGAACGTCCGATGCAGCGAACAACGGCCTAGCCGTTGTCGCTGATCTCTTTGTTCTGCCCAGACTTCGCGCACGGTTCGATTGTCCCGCCGCAGTGGTGGCACCATGAGTCCCCGCAGAGGACGCATTCCGGCCCGTTGTGCGTCCCGGATTCGAGCGCGAAGATGTCCACTTCACCATCCTCGTCGCGTTTGAGTTTGTGACCAGCCGCCTCCAGCGCGATGTGGAAGTGGTGCGTGAGCGGCACGACAATGCCGCGCGTGGCTGGTGGGGAGGTGGGAGCGACGCGCGGCATGCGGGGGAAATGGGATGGAGATGTGAGGGCGGGAGAGCGGTTAGGCGGCGGCGGCGTCGTGGGCGACGTATGGGAGGTATCGGAGCTTGGGATTGAAGGCGCCGGGATCGCGGGAGATGGTGATTTCAGGCTCCATCATTTCGAGGAGCTTGGTGTCGTCGCGCGTGAAGCCGAACACGGCGCGGCCGCCCTGGGCGAAGTGAGCGCATGCGGCGATGTTTTGACCGCCGAAGGTTTTGGCGAGGCCGGCGAGGAGGCCGTTGCTGTCGGCGATGACGGAGCCGGTGAACTCGATCATGAGCGCGCTGGTGTCCGTGCGGGTGCGGACGATTTGGTTGAGGGCGTCGGCGGAGACGTGGGCCTTGGTGTCGATCTTTTCCTGCACGGGGGCGAACTTGACGTTGTCGATGAGGACGCCGGTTTCGCCGAGCTCGATGACGTTCCATGCACCGGGATTTCCGAGGGCACCTTGGGAGAGTGTGGGGGAGTAGGGCATATGCTGAAAAGCTGAGATTCTGAAATGCTGAAACGCTGAAAGGCTGAGGGACTACTGGACGAGGGCGGTGCCTCGGACGATTTTGAAGACGGCTTTGGTGGTGGACTTGGCGACGAGGAGAACGACGGGGTAGTCGCTGGTGGCGAGATCGGCGATGGGGGCGATGCCGCCGGCGGTGCCGCTGAGGACGTAGAGGGGGGCGGTCATGCTGAGGGTGCCACCGACGGTGAGGTCGTCGTCTTCGAGGATGACGATGATTTTTTGTCCGGTGCCTGCACCGTTGGCGGCCATGCCGATGGCGCGGGCGGTGGTGGCGGAGGCGTCGCAGTCGGCGAGCTGGTAGACGTTGTTGCTGTCGAGATAGACGATCTGGCCGGCGGTGATGGCTGCACCGGCGGTGCCGTTTCGATCCAGGATGGCGCGGGCACCTGGGATGACGGAGGCGGCGGTGATGCTGAGATCCGTGGCGGTGGCGCTGAGGGTGAGGGCAGCGAGGAGGAGGAGGCGGAGGAGGTGGCGCATGAGGGGCAAGGATGAAGGATGAAGGATGAATGATGGATGCTGATCCAGGCGATGGTGAGGGGATGTCAAAGGACGCGGGCGGCGGCGACGTGGAAGTCGAGGGTGATGTCGTAGTCAATGCCGTGGTTTTCGTTTCGCTTCGGCGGGGAGGTGGTGACGATGGGCTGGTTGAGGTAGGCCCATCCGTCGAGGCGGGCGCTGTCTTCGGCGGTGAGCCAGGTGCGGAAGGCGTCCCAGTCCTGCAGGCGGGCGGCGATGGCGCGGCACCAGGTGCGGGCGGATTCTTCGGTGGTGTGGGTGCCGACGCTGGCCCCGCCGGCGGCGGCTTTGACGATGGTGCGGAGGCGGACGTTGAGGAGGATGGTCTTGCGGGCGGAGGTGCTGCCGTCCTGCTCCATGGCGGCGAGGAGGAGCACCGGGGGATTGTGGGTGATGTTTTCCCCCATGGCGTTTTTCGGCAGGGTGGCGTCGGCGGGGACGCCGGCGGTGATGCTGTCGGCATGCGCGAGGTAGTCGCGGTAGAGCGTGGCGAAGAAGAGATCGGGCGTGGTGTCGTCGAAGTTCATTATGCGAAGGGGGTGGTGGCGCGGATAACCCAGACGGGGGAGTGGGCGGCGTCTCCGGCGATGCTGGTGAGCTTGTAGCTGCGGCCGGCGTATTCGATGGCGTCCCGCGCGGCGTCGGGGGCGGTGGGGACGAGGGATTTGGGGATATGGACGTCGAGGGTGCGGACGTGTGGCACGTCGAACTCGTCATGCTGGAGGCGGTTGTCGCCGTCTTTGAAGAGGCAGCCTTTCAGCACATGGCGGGTGGTGCCGACGATGAGGACGAGCGTGCGCTGCGGGGTGGTGCCGAAGGGGGAGGCGGCCATGCCGCGTGAGACGGCGGCGGCGAAGGCTTGAGGAGACATAGAAAAAGCTGAAAGGCTGAAATGCTGAAACGCTGAAAGGATCAGGCTGACGGTGGGCGGGTGATGTCAAAAAAAAGCGCCGTGCCCCCAACCAAAAAGGGCACGGCGCTGACTGCGCATGAAGGCCGGACTTGAGTCCGGAGATGTTTAGCCGATGATCGTGGCGAGGTGCTCGGGCTTCACTACCAAGACACCCCATGCGATGCTGACATGGTAGGTGACCATGCGGTAGCCAGGATAGCAGGACAGCTCAAAGGAGAGGCCGGTGCGCGGGTCCGTGATAATCTGGTGATCGGTAGCGAGGTCGCCTTCTTTTGGCAGTGCTGGGAGGCGTGTGCCGAGGAGGATGGAATTGCGGCTGAAGACGAGATTGCGGGCGGATGTGGCGAAGACGGTGATGGCACGGGTGGCAGCGCCTTGAGCCTTACGAAGGCCGGGAGCGGCGAGCGTGATGGTATCACCCGAAGCTGGGTTGGCACCGGCAAAGGAGACGGAGGCGACGACGTATTTATTGGTGTCGTTGGCAAAGGTGATGATGTCACCGGCGGCGACGACTCCGGTGCCTGCGGTGGCGAGCGGGATCACCGTCTGACCGACGGTGAAGGCTGCGCTGGAAGACGTGGCGGAAGCCATGGCACCAGCGGTCGGCGTCTGGACCTGCGCAGACTCACGGATGTCCATGCCGTAGAGATTGCCGAGAATGCCTTGACGCAGGAGGCTGCTGTCACCGGCTTCGTTGACCTTGAAGAGGTTGCTGGTGCCACGAAGGGCGACGCCTGCGGTGGTGTCGATGACGGCATGGCGGTCGGACATGGGAGCGCCGTTGTCGTCGAGGATTTTCTTGGCGTTGGCGAAGTCGGCCAGGACGGGGGCGGTGCCTGCGGTGGTGCCATAGGCACGGGAAGCGCCGAGATAGCCATAAGTGGCGATGTCCGCTTCGATTTCATTGGAGAGAGTGCGGATAGCCTGGGCAATTTGATCCTGCTGAATCGTTAGGTAGCCTGCGCCAGTATCCACACTGCCCTGTTCTTCGCCGGTCCACGAAAACGGCGCAAAGCGAGATTTTTGGATGGTAAACTCTTTGTTGCCGATGGTCTGATCTGCCGCCGATGGGAGAGCCATGGCGGGTGTGACGTTTCCAGCGGCAGAATTGGCGGGCGCGACGGGGCTGCGCATGCTGGCATTCAGTGCGCAGCGGTCGGCGCGGGGATCGCGCTGAACGGCTGGAATGAAGCCGGTGAGCTCGCGACTGACGACGTCGAGGGCGGCGTAGAAGTCGGGAATCAGATTGGTGAGCGTGTTGGCGAAGCAGTCACCGGCGGCACGGCTTTGAGGCGTGTGATTGAGGCCGAAGGTGATGGCTCCGCCAGCGACGAAGGCGAGCGTGGCGAGTTCAAAACGACCTTGCATGGCAAGGGCGGCGACCATGACGGTGATGGCGATGGTGAGGAGGGCGTTGATCAGTTTCATGTATTTGGGGGATCTAAAGGTGGAGACTTGTGGAGGTGGTGATGGGCGGTGAATCAGTCTTCGGTGAGCTTACCGCCGGCCTTGAAGAACTCGGCACGGGCGAGGGCGGAGAGGTTGTTGAATTCACTGCGGGTTTTGAGCTTCGGGTCGCCTGCGTTTTTTGGTGGCGCGGGCGGAACCGGAGGATTGCCACCGGCGGCGGCGGCGGGGCCGTTGGTGAGGAGGGCGGTGATCTTGGCGAGCTCGGTTTCGAGGGTGGTGATCTTGGCGTTGGCGTCCTTTGTGGCGTCGGTGATGCGGGCGGTGAAGGCGGCTTTCACGGACTCGTCTTCGAAGTCGATGACGATGTTTTTGGGCGCGGGCTTGTGGGCGGTGATGGCAGCGGTGAGCTGGTCTTCGGTTTCATCACCCTTGACGGTGATGCCGACGAGTGAGGCGAGGGCGAGGAGTGCTTTCATGTTTGTGGGGATGGAGGGCGCGAGGGGCGACGATGGCGGTGGCGTGTCAAAGAGGGCGGCGGGGAGCATGGTGAAGAGAGGGCTCCATTCCGCTTTGAAAGCGCGTGCTTTGGTTTTGGCATTGGTGCGCGTGGCGAAGCCTGCGGCGACGGCCTGCTCTCCGAAGAACCAGGTGCCCATTTCGGTCTTCATCTTTTCGCGGATTTCTTCTTCGGTGATGGCGAGCTTGTCGCGGTAGATGCCGATGATGCGCTCTTCAAACCCGCGTGTGGCATCGGCGGCGGCTTGGAGTTGATCGGCGTTGCCACGGGCTCCGGCGTTGACGCGGTGGATCATGATGCGGCCGTTTTCGGCGATGGTGCGCTCTTTGGCGGCGAGGATGATGACGCTGGCCATGGAGGCGGCGGTGCCGATGATGTTCATGGTCACGGTGCCAGTGAACTCTCCGATGAAGTCATAGATACTGAGCCCGTCTTCACAACTGCCGCCGGGGCAATCGATATTGAAGGTCACATCCTTGTTTTTATGCGGACGGACAGCCTCAATGAAGGCTTTGGTGGTGATGCCGTAAGCTCCGATTTCGTCCATGAGGTCGATTTCGACACTGGAGGATGCGGCGTTGGTGATGTTGAACCAGGTCTTGTTGCGGGACATGCTGGCGGGCGCATGTCAAAGACGGGCGGGGATGGGCTGAGAAACAAGCGCCTCGCCGAACTCGATCCGCATAGCTTTGCAGATTGAGCAGCCAGGCTGAAACCAAAGATGCCCGCAAGTCGGAGGTGTGATCATGACGCGGTGTCGAGGGCGGCGATGTCTGTGGCGAGGGTTTCGGGGCTGAGGGTGTTGAGGGTGCCGGCGGCGGCTTGGAGGGTCTTGAGGCCCATGCCGAGGGCGATGGCGATGGAGGCGGGGATTTTGACCTGGTCGATGGGGGTGCCGGTGGCCTGGGAGATGGCGAAGCGGATGGAGTTGAGCTTCTGCTGGATGGCGGCGTGGCGGACGGCTTCCCCATCCATGCCGGTGCGGCGCTCGATGAAGTCGTCGGGGGTGATGAGGTTTTCGCCGAGGTTTTCGAGGTCGGCTTTGTTGTCGCGGCCGGCATCGACGGTGGGGTCGGGATCGGTGACGAAGTCGATCTGGTTCCAGTCGGGGACGTTGGCATACTGGAAGAGGGGGCCGCCGGGCATCATGGCGGTGCCGATGACTTTTTCCCAGAGCCATTCGAGGAAGGGATAGAGGCGGGCGCGGAGGCCTTCGTGGGCGCGGGCGACCTGCTGGAGGAGGCCGCGATATTCGACGCCGCCGACTTTGCCACGGGTGAAGATCCATTCGGGTGGATACTTTAGCTCGAAGAGGAAAGGGTGGATGAGGTCGGCGAGGATGTCGCGGAAGGGGATGCCTTCTTGGGGGTTGTTGAAGAAGTTGAATGATTCGTTGTCGGAGAGGGGGAGGAAGACGGCTCCTTCGGCGACTTCGACGAAGCGGCGGCCGGTGTCGGCGGCGGGTGATCCGCTCTGCTCGGCGACGGCGATCTGCTGCATGGCATTGAGCATCTTGCCGTCACGGGTGGTGGTGGCTCCGAGGAGGGCGGCGCGGACTTTGGCGCTGTGCTTGCGGAGGGCTTTGAGGTCGAGGGAGTCGAGGAGGTCGCGACCGGAGGCGAAGATAATGGGGTCGCCGTGATACTGGTGGATGCGGGTGGGGTCTTTAAGATGGAAGATGTTTCGATGGCCCATGCCGTTGAGGGCGGGGACGTCGGTGAATTTTTTGGAGGCGGTGTAGCCGGTGGCTTCGGGATCTTGATTGAGGCGGAGGAGTTGGAGCTGGTCGAGGGCGTTGTATTGGAGTCCGTCGAACCAGCGGAGGGTGCGGGCGTCGGTGGATTTGATGTCGCCATTGGTGAGCTGGTCGCGGCTGACGAGCTGGATCTGGAAGGCGCGGCGGCTGCGGTCGTTGAGGCTCCAGGCGGCTCCGGCGGGCTCATAGACGGGGAGGATGAAGAGCTCTCCGTCGCCGAACATGGCGGAGAGGAGCATGGGCTGGATGGCGAAGAGGGAGTGCTCTTTGCGGATGTCGATGGCGGGGGATTCGGCCCATTTTTTGAAGAGGGCGGTGGCATCGCGACGAAAGGCGAGATCCTGTGAGATGGATTTGCAGCCGATGCCTTTGCCGACGGCTTCGCGGGGGAGCTGCTGGATGCCGTAGCGGACCTGGGGGATGCCTTCTTCGGATTGGAGGAAGCGGGAGATTTCGACAAGGTTTTTACTGCGCTGCATGCGCTCGACGCTTTTGAGGCTCCAGGGTGCGTAGCGCGGGGTGGTGCGGTAGCTGCCGGGGACGGTGGAGGTGGCGACGTTGGTGATGGGCGCGGCGGTCTCGGAAACTGGGAGACTGGGAGACTGGGAGACGGGGAGTCGGGGAGAGCGTTTGGCCATGGGACAGCGGAGGGCGGAGGGCTAAGGGCGGAGGGATCAGCCGAAGACTTCGGCGGGGGCGTAGCCGGGGGCGAAGCGGAAGCCGAAGGGACGGCGGAGGGAGTTGGCGACTTGGCCGGCGATCTCGGCTTCGAGATCGGTGATGGCGGCCTGGACGGCCTGACGGCGCTGCTCGGGTGAGGAGTCGCGGAACTGGGCGCTGTGTGAGCTGCCCATGAAGGAGGTGGCGGTGACTTCGGCGCCGGAGCGGTCTTCGGCGAGGGCGAGGTATTGGTCGGTCAGCCATTGAAGCTGCGCGGTCTGATTGCCCGGATACTGGATGCGGGCGTGGAAACGAAAGTCTGAGGTGAGGTCTGCGATGTTGACGGCCGCCATGCGGGCGGGGGAGTGTCAAAGGGGGTGGGATGGAGGGATGGAGGAACTGAGAATGGCGGAATGATGGAATGGCGGAACTGGCCGAACTGCCGCTGCACCGAACGGCGCTCGCTGAGGCTCACTGGTCGGTGAGCTTTTGGTTCTCCATCTCTACAACGTCGGGGGTGTGCGATGACAAGATGCGCCATGCGAGTGCAGCCACGCTTGGAACTTGTCCGTTTCCAAGGGCTGCAATGCGGTCCATGTCATCGGCCAGCCCATCAACCACTCGACCCAAGTCGGGTTCAGCTTTCCACCATCCAGACATTGACTCGTCAATCGCTCGTGCGCTTGCGCCTGCAAATGCTTCTGCCCCTTTCCGTGATAAGCCCCGCGCCTGTTGTATGCCCTGGGGTGGGCATCGCCCTTGCACGGCGTGTCCCATGATCCATATTCGTTCTCTCTGGTGCGGCGCTCCGGCGTCACAAGCTCCCAGAACTCCCCACTCCGCATCATACCCCATCTCGGCCAGTTCTCCGAGAACGATTCCAAGCCCCCGAAGAGTGAGCATTGGCGAGTTTTCCACGAAGACGATTCGGGGTGCCACCTCGCTAATGATCCTTCGCATCTCGGACCACAGTCCAGACCGCTCCCCGCTGAGTCCCGCTCCATTTCCTGCACTGCTGATGTCTTGGCATGGGAAGCCCCCGCAGACGACATCAGCGATTCCTCGCCACGGCTTGCCGTCGAAGGTGGTGACATCATCCCAGATGGGGAAGCGGGGAAGGATTCCGTCTCGCTGGCGTTGGAGTAGCACGCTGCGCGGGTAGGGTTCAATTTCGACAGCACATACGGGTGTATGTCCAAGAAGCATTCCGCCGAGGATTCCTCCCCCTGCTCCAGCAAATAGGTGTAGCTCATTCATTGATTCTTGGTTGAAGGTTTATCGTTCGATGGAGAACCAGCACATGCAGGCAACCGGCTGGTCGCGTCTGTCGTGTTGGCGGCATCCAGTGCAGCCGGTGCCTGATGTGGGTCGTTCTGCCACAGCACACATGCCGAGGGCCAATTTCTATGCTCTACAAGACCAAAGCTGAAAATCAGATTCATTGCCTTCATCGTTACTATTGCTGGACGACGTTGATGAAGCGCGACTTTGAGGCCGCGCTGAAGAAGCATGGGCGCTGTGACTCATCGGATGCCAAGGCGCTTGTAGAATGGTCGTTTCGATTCATGTCTGGGGAGCCTGGGATGTATATGTCATACTGGTATGGCGGGCTTCACGTTGTTTGCGAGGGATGGAATGAATTGGGACTAAGCGACCCGAAAGTTGACGCCCTGTTGGCAAGTCCAAATCTTGATTTGCTAAGGCTCTATCGGAATGGTTCTTTTCATTTTCAGAAGGATTACTTCACGCACAAATTCACTCAGTTTCAGATGGAGCCGAAGTCTGTTGCGTGGGTTCGTGACCTCCAGGACGCTCTTGGGGCATGGTTTCTAAAATGGTTTGACGATCATAAAACTCCCTGAGAGCCATGTGTATCCGAGCATCATCAGCCTTCGCGTCAGGGTTGG